GCTGAGGAACAGTCTTCGATGTAATTGAATGGATGATGTCGAATGGTCTTCTACGATTAGGTAGCAACTTGATTTCAAACTGTGAGGGGTCAGTAAAAACGTCTTTACTTGTTTTCAAAACACCTTTCAGCAAATCTTTATCAACAATTTTTTCTGGTTTGCCCTCTAGTGGACTCTGAACTCTCAGTCCTTCGTTAATGATTGCTTCTCTACTAATCAATCCCAGAGTATAATTCTGTTTTTGATCTGCCACAAATCTATTGCCGACTTTCCAAACATATAACTCATACACAACATCATCTTGGTTTTGATTGTTCTTGATCGTATCAGTGAGTGTAATAGTTACTTTTTCGCCACCAGAAAACGCAATCAGATCAAAAGCACCAGCAGAGTCGATAACTACTAAACTAGCACTAACGAATGGAGATGTAATCTTTTCTCCATAAGAAAATGAGGCACACAATGTCGTAATATTTTGGTCATTACCTTTCTTGTCAGTAACAACTACCGACTTAAATTTAAATGATCTTGTAGTTTGTAGTTCTGACATTATCTTAGGCTTTGGATATAAACGTTATAAAGTTGTCTAGCTTGATTTTCTTGAGAAGATGTCCAATCTCGTCCAAATGACATTTCTGGAACTACTGTTGCTTGGGATTCTGGTGGTTCAAGCATAACTATACCAGCACTTTCTGAAGCTGACATTTCTGACAGTTCTTCTTTATATCTAGCAGTCTTTAACAATGCTCTCGCACCACCAGTATCAACTGCTCTGAACATAGCGTTTATAGCACCCATGTGCTTTTGATGCTGCTGCTGTTGAGCAGGAGTCATCAATTCAAGTGAACTCTTCTTTTCAGGAATACTTAAATCAGCATTCCAATTATATTTTTTCGGATCTGCCGCAACTTCTGCAGACATGGGGTTATCTGGGTGCATTTCTGCCCAGAGTTTCAACCAATCCTCCTCCATCTTTGGTGTCCAAGTTTGACCAGCTGCTTGAACCTTAGCAACTGCTTGTTCATATGTTGGTTTATCGCCCGTGTCACCAGTTTTAACTTCAGTTGCACTGTGTACTTTAACATCTCCACCACCTCGGATCAAGTTATTGAGTCCTTCAATTCCAGGGTCAAAGATACCAGTTGTTTGAGCAGATCCTTGAACATATCCACTACCAGTTTCAATATGCAAGTGTGGTCCTGTACTCAGTCCTGTATTGCCAACCTTACCGATTACAGTTGCATCACCTTCACCACTAGATCCAACAGTTTGTCCCTTAGAAACATTGACTGAATCAAAGTGTGCCATTTTAACAATGGTTCCACTATCAGTCTTGACAACAACAAAGTTACCATATCCACCATTATCATTACCAGGATCATTTGCATCACCAATAATTCCAACATCAATGACTTTTCCTGGTGGTAAGAATGAAATAGGATCTCCTTGACTGAAATTAGGTCCAGAAAGATCATATCCAGTGTGACCACCAGCACTACTACCAGATCCTAGACCATCTTTAACACCAACACCTCTACTGATAACAGACTGTGTTACTTTTGCTCCACCAGTAGCTGTCATCTGTGGACCAACTTTCTGATTAAGTCCAAGTAATCCTTTCAAGAAATTTACACCTCTAGTGAGATGTCTTCCAGCACCAGCGACAAGTCTATTGAATGCATTAGCAATAAATCGGAACATTCCTTTCATACCATCAATAAATTGCTCTGCTCCTACTCCACCAAAATATTTGCCATATGCTCTCCTCTCAATGTCAATTTGAAGTTTTTTCTCTCTGTTGGAGAGTTTTGTTTCTCGTGTCCAGTATTCTCTCCAATAGTTTCTATCAATTGGAGCAACACCAAGGTTTCTTTTCTGTTCCTCATTCTCGGATGCAGATAATGACCTTGGAACAACACCACCTGCAGCAAATCCAGGTGAATTTTGCATATCGTTGATGTCCTTAGCAACTAATGCTGCGTCAATACCAACTGAGATAGCAGTGCCAACACCAGGGACAGTAGATGCCACACCAGATGCTACTTCGCCAAGGGCACCTACGAAATCACCTTTCATTGCCCTTTCAATACCAAAAGCAACACCAGCAACTGCACCTAACAGTGGAATCTTTTTAGCAAGAGACTTGGCAATACCTTTACCAGCAATCTTCGCTGCTGATTTACCCATCAACTTACTAACAATCTTACCACCAAGTACACCAACTGGTCTGATTGCTTTTGCACCAATTCTACCCGCTCTTGCTAAGGCACGTCTACCACTGCGACCAATCATTCTCTTGAGTAGAGTTTTACCTCTTCTCAATCCAAATTTGCCCATATCACTTGCAGATCCAAACAGATCTTTCAATCTACTTCCAGGACGTGAAGCAGCACTGGACATTCCACGACCCAATTTTAAATACTGTCTGTTTAATGCTTTGGCATCTTGTCCCTCTGCACCAGATTCTTCCAGTTTTCTGTTTGCTTCATCTGCTGCTTTTTCTGCTGCAACTGCTGCATCATTAGCAACTTTATTAGTAAGTCTTGTTTGATCGTCAAATGCTTTCGTGAGAGCATTTGTGATGTTAGTGGTCTTGGCAAATACACTACCAAGAAGCATCTTCTGATTTTCTAGTGCATATACTGTTTGTGGGTTAGAACTACCAGTGCCAATACTATTGGTAATCCTTGTTAGTTGATTCTCTAATCTTTGAAATGTGGACAGCATACCAGTTGTCAATCTGGTATGTTTTACCTTGATTGGTTTTTCTTTTCCACCTTCTCCCAAAGAAGATGTAGTACCTGCGGTGCCACTACCAGAAGATTGCTGTGGTGGTGCTTGAGATACTGACTGCTTCAGTTCTTCTTGTGGTAGTCCGTAATCAAAACCGCCACGGAATCTAGACTCAATAGTACCAAGTGGGTCTCTGCCCATTGGCGGGTTCTTCTCAAAATATCCTCTAGTTCTAGCAACACGGTCACCACCAAACTTAGACCCTAGTGCTCTCCTGAAGAAATAACCTTTACCAATACCTGCTTCATCGAGTGAAGTATCCTGCTTCTCTGCCTGTTCTTCTGCAAATGCACGCTCACCTCGTGCCATTTGTGCAGCACCTTTTACGCGATCTCCAATACCCCTAGCGATATCTCCCAAGAGAGAACCACTAAAAGATCTAGTATCAGTATATCCTACGTTACCTGCTGCCATTAGTCAATACCGTATCCGTTGGGAGTATAGAATCCCGTAGTGCCAAACATATTGAACGATCCAGGTATCACATCACCACCAGCACCGTTTGATGCTCCAGGAAGTGCCATTGGAGCTGCTAGTGCAGGCAACGTCAAACCTGCTGCTTGGAATTGTCGATTCTTTTGGAAAATAGTTTCCGTATCAACAATTGGTGTCGTAGTAAGAGGAGATGTTATTGGTGCTATCTGTGTGAATAATGTAGGAACTTCGCTACTGAGATCAACACTGACTCTTGCTGGAGTTGGTGGCGTACCACCTAAAGTCATCTTATCAACAGTATCAGACCAGTCCCTAGATCTCTGAAGTGGGATTGACTTATTATACACAAAATAGCGTTCTTTCATCAAATGCCTGACTCTATCTTTTTCTCCGTCATTCAGAGAGTCTTTAGCAAGTAAATCAGCAAGTTCTTGGTGTTCTCCACCATACTCTCTACCTCTCTTTTGAATTTCCTGCAACATAGTAGCAGCATTAATCTTCACACCTGCGTCGCCAGAGTTCTTGAGTCCTTCAATTGTTGGAGAATGACCTGCTGCTTCTAAATTATCCATCAGCATTTGCTCTCTACCACCCTGCCAACTGACAGCACCATATGCTGTTTTGCCACCATCGTCATGAGTTCCCAAAATAGTAGATCTGTTCAAACTATTCTCTCTTCCCATTTCAGCAATCATTAGTTTTGCTGCTTCAGGTGCCATTCCTTGATTATTGACTAATTCGTCATACATCAACTTAGCAACGTCTTGCTGACTCTCACTAGTAGTCTTTCCGTCACCAGCAGTCGTTACTGGAGTTTCTGGATCCTCGGGATTGCCTCCACCCCCATTAAACAGACCTTTAATGCCATCTAGTAGTTTCTTTCCTAATTCTTCCCATCCACCACCAGAACCATACTTCCTCAATGCTTGCTCTTTTACTTCAATTTGCTGCTTCTGGTATTTCTTCAGTGCATAATACTTTGCATCCTCAGACATTCTAGCATTTTCTGGAGATCTGGGGATAATATCTTCTTGGTATGGTGTATCTCTCAATGTTGCGGTGAAAGAGTCACCACTATTTGTTGCACCAGGGATCTGTCCACCTAGATTGAAACCAAGTCCACCAGATTGATCAGCATATGATGTTGGACCCAAAGATGGATTACGTCCTGTAGGATCAGGTGGTCTGCCACCAGTTTGAACCATTCTACCAGCAGCGGCACCACCAGCAAGTAATCCACCAAGTAACAACATCATCTTAGGATTAACAATACCTCTAGTCTTCGCTCTTAGAAGTCTTGTCAGTCCTCTTGCGCTACCTGTTCTTCTACTAGTTAGATCTCTACCAGAGACAAGATCAAAGAGAGATCCAAGAATACCACGTTCGTCTTTTTTCTCTTTCTTCAGTTTTTCTGGAGATGAATTATCTGCATCTGCATTTTGTACTTCTGCAATTGCTTCTTCTTCTCTTCTATTTGTTTTGTCTTCTGCTTTTTCCTCAGCAATCGCTTTTTTCTCTGCTCCATCCTTGATTGCTTCTGTCTGCCTCTGGACTGCTCCAAGTAAAGATGACAATGCAGTATGAATACCAGTAAATCCTGCCACAATAGCGGTAGAATTCTTAGATACAATATCAGCTACATATCCATCTTCTCCGTCACCAGACTGCATCTTCTGCTCAAGTCTGGTCATCTGGATTTCTACACCAGCTAGAGATTTAGCAATATTTTCTGTTAATTTCTTATCTTCGACAGGGATTGCATCCTTGTCTTTTTTGCCAAAACCTCTGGTGTCAGTTGTACCTACTGTGCCGCCAAACATTGACGACTTTGCTTTCATCTTCTCCTTGTCTAAGGTATCATCCTTAAACTTAGCAGCATCGCCTAGAACATCTGCATATCTCCTATCATAAGCATACAGATACTCTGGTGCTTTGGGTCCTTGTAGGGGTCTAGCACCCTTGATTAGACCTTCTTTTGATGCATAGTCAAATCCAGCACTAAATCTAGATTCTCTGGTTCCTAAGGGATCTCTACCTGCTGGTGGGTTTTTCTCAAAATATCCTCTCGTCCTAGCAATACGATCTCCACCAAAGTTAGATCCTAGTGCTCTTTTGAAGAAATGACCTCTTCCGTATTCTTTATCAAATTCTTGTTGGGTAATACCATCATTGCGACCACCAACATTCATCGCTTTGGCAGCATTAGCACGCTCTTGACGTGCCATTTGCATCGAATTGCCAATACGGTCCCTAATCCCTCCAGCAATATCTCCTAGGAGGGATCCACTAAAGGACCTAGTATCAGTATATCCGACATTACCTG